AAGATGCATACTATTATACTTATGCAAATATTGAGGTTAGATAATGAAGAAGAAAATAAAATTAATAATTGAATTTATTAAATTAAAATATAAAAGGTATAACAAAGAAATGAGAATGGTAGATTATGCAATAAATAACATAATTACATTTGAACAATACGAAAAATATTTTAATAAAAAAGTAAAAAAGGATTTTAAAGAAAGGATATGATTGAAATATGGATGATTATATAATTAAAAAAAGAATTTCAAATATTAAAGAAAATACCATTATGACGAATACTAGAGCAATGTTAGATAAAGAAGATTATAAATTTTTTAATAGCAAATATTGATGTATTATTTTATAGAGATAATGTTAAAAAATCAGAAATATTAAGATTAAAAGAAAAAATAAAAGAATTAGAAAACCAACATAAACAAGATTGTAACATAATAAATATTTATATTGGAGGTAAAGAATAATGGAATTAGAAATTGAAGATAAACTACAAGAATATTATCAAAATTGTATAATTGAAGTAGAATTTATAGACTTTAGAAAATATAAAATAATAGTAAAAATAGAAACGAAAAATGAAACATTTATGAAATCAATAGATTATTTATATGATAATAAATTGACATTTAAAGCAAATATTGATACAATAATAGATATAATCAATAAAAAAATTATTATACCATTTTATATGAAAGGAGAATAAAATTATGTCAACAAATATACCTTTAACAGGTAATTTTCAAGTAACTTGCGAATTTAAAAGAAAAGGAAATTGGATTGCTGGTTTTCATACTGGTATAGATTTATATTCAAATAATCAAAATATATATGGAACTTGTAATGGTGTAGTTTCCGCAACTGGATTTGATAAAAGTTATGGAAAATATATTGTAGTAAAAAATTCAGAGGAAGAGAATTATCATTGGTTTTGTCATTTATCTGAAATATATGTAATTGTAGGAGAAGAAGTATCAAGAACTAAAGTTATAGGAAAAATGGGAAGTACAGGAAATTCAACTGGAACACATTTACATTTTGAAATTAGACAAAAATGTAATTGTTATGGTAAAGTAGAAAATCCAGCAGATTATATGAGAATACCAAATAAAGTTGGAATGTATAATTCTAAAAATTATCAAATAGTTTCTAGAACATATACAAATGAAATAAAAAAATTAAAATCACCTACATATTTAAGAAATGAACCTACTATAAAATCAAGTAAAAAAATATTATATATAGGTAATACTACTGTAATAATATTAGAAAAAAATATAAAACAGGCTGATGGTTATAGTTGGGATAAAGTTAAAATCAAAGTAACTGGTCAAACAGGATATATGATAAATAGTAATTATAAATAGGACAATCGTTGATTATATATGCAGGTCAAAAATTGATAATAAGGAAGTGAAACAATGTTAAGTGATGAAGAAAAGAAAGCATTGGAAAGAATAGATTATATTCAAGATTTTATTATTGAAAATGGACAATATAATGCAGATGTAAATGATATGGAATACTTTTCAAGGATAAAAAATCTAATCGAAAAACAATCTAAAGAAATAGAAGAATTAAAAGAGAATAAAACATTAAAAAATTTGCAAAATGATACAAATAGATTATATATTGAAATGATTGAAAGAAAAAATTATTTTGAAAGAGAATTACAAAAAGTTAAGCAATCACTTTTAGAAAAGGAGTAGATAATGTCAGAATATACAACAAAATATAGTCCAATGCATATAGATTGTACAGTAGGGCAGCCATATGGTAATATTTCAAGCGGTTATAGTTGTGGTTTTCATACTGGCGTAGATTTTCCTCAAAGCGGAGTATCAGTACAAAATCCTGACTTATATAGTATAACAGATGACGGAGAGGTAGTATATGTATATAAAGAAAGTACGGGAACATCACCATCGTTAGGAAATCAAGTTCAAATTTTAGACCATAGAACGGGACTTTATTATAGATATTGTCATATGTTATATGGAAGTGTAAATTTAAATGTAGGAGATAGAGTAAACTTAAATACAATTGTAGGAAAAATGGGAAATACTGGAAATAGCACTGGTACACATTTACATCTAGAAGCTAGTACAAGTCAAAGTTGGATATGTCAAAATTTTGTAAATCCTTGTGAGCCTTTAGGTTTTCCAAATGAAAGAGGAACAATAGTACATTGGGATGGAACTACACCACCCGAACCGCCAACACCAGCTGACAGAATAAAGAAAAAATTTCCTTGGCAGATATTTACAAGAAAAATTAGAAATAGAAGAAATAATTTTTAAAATTATTTCTTTTTTTCTTGACAAACAAATTTTTTTATGGTAATAATTTTAAAAAGGAGGTGTAAATTTTGGAATTAGAAACAATTTTAAACACACTAAATTTTTCTAATATTACATGGCAAATATTAACACCAATAATTTTTTCATTAGCTGATGTATTAACTGGATTTATTCAAGCAGTAATTAATAAAAATATTGATAGTTCAGTAATGAGAAATGGATTATTACATAAAATTTTAATAATAATTGTTGTATTTCTAGGATTTGTTATTGATGCAACATTTTCAATAAATATTGTATCAAAAATAATTTGTAGTTATATAATAATTATGGAATTAACTTCTATATTAGAAAATTTAAAAAAAGCTGGTTTAGATTTTGGACCAGTTACAGAAATTCTAAAAAACAAGGAGGTGAAAAAATAATGAAAATGTCTAAAGATGATTTAATAAACAAAATCAATGATAAAGTAATGGACGAAGATGTAAAAATTGAATTAATGGAAGATATAACAGATAGTTTTGAAGAGGGTTCAACAAGTGAAGAAGATACACAAAGAATTAAAGAATTAGAAGAAAAATACAAAACATTACAAGAAAAATACAAAGAAAGATTTTTACAAGGTACAGAAATTAAAAAAGAAGAAAAAAATGAAGATGACGGATTAGAAGAAAAAGAAGTTATCGACATTAAAGAAATTTAAAAAAAGAAAGGTAGGAAAATAAAATGGCTTTAAACAAAGTTTTAAAAGTAACAAGTGATAGTGAATTACTATCATTTATAATTAACCAAACTCCAGAACTTTCAAGTGAAATAGATTTGCCAGTTCAAGGAGAAGGTATTCAAAAATATGGAAAAATAATAGTAAATAATGAAAGATTTAAAAATGCATTTTTAAATACAATAAACTTAATAGGGTTAACAATAATAGATAGAAATTATTGGGAAAATCCATGGGAAAATTTTGCAAATAGGGGAACAATTTCATTTGGTCAAACAGTAAGAGAATTATTAGTTGATATTGCTGATGTATTTGATTATCAAAAATATCAAAATGATGGTGTTCATTTTCTAGAAAATGTTGTACCAAACGTTTACAACTATTTACATGAATTAAATTACGAAAAATTTTATAAAACAACTACAAGTGACACACAAATTGCTATGGCTTTCAATACTGAAGGTGGATTGATGGACTTAATAGAAAAAATAATTGGTTCATTATATGAAGCATATAAATATGATAAATATATAATAGATAAATATCAATTATGTAGACGTATTTTAGATGGTACAGTAACATCAATTCAAATAAAAGATTGGGCAAATAAAACACCAAGGCAAAGAGTTAGTGCAATGAAATCAATTTCTAATAAATTAACATTTAGAAGTCCAAATTACAATCCAGCAGGAGCAAGAGTTGCAACAAACTTTGAAAATCAAATAATGATAATGAATACAGATTTTGAGGCAGAAATGTCTACTGAAGTTTTAGCTACTTCTTTTTTCAGAAATGATGCTGAAATGAAATCAAGATTAGCATTAATAGATGGATTTGATGAATATGATGAAGGAAGATTAGTTGAACTTTTAGGAGATGGTTTTGAACCATTTACACAAGAAGAAAAACAAGAACTTGCAAAGATTCTATCAGTAATCATTGATGATGAATGGTTCCAAGATTATTCTTATCTTTTAGATAATCAAGCTGAAACAAAAATGACAAACTTCTATAATCCAGAGACATTAAAAAATAATCACTGGTTACACACTAAAAAAGTAATATCAACTTCACCATTCAAAAATGCTGTCGTATTTACAACAGATACTCCAACTATTGAAAGTGTTACTGTTTCACCTCAAGAAAGCACAGTAAGTGCAGGTCTTGATGTTCAATTAGGAGCAATAGTTAAAACAAAAGGATTTGCAAATAAGGCAGTAGTTTGGTCAGTACAAGAAGCAAAAGGAGAAGTTACAAAAGTAACAGTTGACCAAAACGGATTAGTTAAAATTCCAAAAGATTTTCCATCAACAGAAGAAGCACCACAAATTACAATTCGTGCAACATCTGTATATGATAATACAAAATATGGAGAAGCAACAATTACTGTAGTATAATAACAAAAAGAGGGTTTCTTTAAACCCTCTTAAATTTTTAAGAAAGGAGAAATAAAATGAAAGCTAAACTTATAAATTCACAATTAACAAATTTTAAAACATACGAAATGTATAAAAGACAATTATTAACACTTGCTGAAAATGTATTTGAATTTAAGAATTTACCAAATTTTATTGATGTAGCTTTTTTAAATAAAGTATTATTAAGACAAGGAAGTATTGCTTTTTTTGTTGATGAAGTAATGGGATTACTTGCTTTACCTTATATTTCAATGGGTAAATTAGATGTTTATAGTAGACCTGTAAAAATTCAAGTTTATGGACAAAACGGATATTCAAAAGTATTAAAACAAGATGAATTTGTTATTATGTATGATAATAACGGAAGATATCCATTATGGCTTGATATTTTACAATATGCTGAACGAATTGCATTAGATACAAGAACAACTGATATAAATATAGCACAACAAAAAACTCCTCGATTTTGGAAAACCAGTTCAGAAAAAGTAAAATCTGTTCAAGATATTATAAATAATGTAGACGGTTTAGAAAATACAGTTTTATCATATAATAATATTGATTTAGATGATACAACTTTAGTTTTAGCACCTGCTCCATTTGTTGCTGATAAAATTGATATACATAAAGAAAAAGACTGGAACGAATTTCTAAGACTTATAGGAATTGCTAATATGAATTTTCAAAAGAAAGAACGTAATATTAAAGATGAGGTACTAGCAAGTCAAGGAGGAACTGTTGCATCTAGATTTAGTAGGTTTCAACCACGTCAAAATGCTATAGATGAAATAAATAGAAAATTTGAAAATGTTTTATTAGAAAATGGAGAAAAAGCATTATCTAAAAAATTAGAAGTTTCTTATTATGATGGTTTGCCAACTACAGAAGAAACAGAAGAAAAGGAGGAGTTAGAAAATGATTGAACCATATAACAATAATTATTTTATTATGTACCCTTTTTTGCCTCCAAACTGTCAAAAACCACCAACTATATATTCTATATTAGAAACAATTGTAAATCCTGATGCAGATTTGAACGAACCATCTGCGCCAATTAAAATTAAAGATTTAGCTAAAATAGGAAGAACAACAATTTTTAATTTTGATTACCCATTATCAAATTTTGTTTCTCGTGAAACATTTGAAACAATGATTTTAAATCATTTTTTAATGAGAAGAATTGGTTTTGAAACTGTAACAGCTTTTAGAATTCAATTAGATGTAAAATTAAATGAAATAATGCCTTTATACAATAAAATGTTTGATGCAATTGAAAATTGGGATTTGTTTAATGATGGAGAAAAAACAACAAAAAACGGTACAGATAACAGGACAACAAATTCAAATAATGAAACTACAAACGAATTAACTAATCATTCTACTAATACTACTAATAATATTTCTGATAGGCGTTATAGTGATACACCACAAAATCAATTAGAAAATGTTAGAAATGGAAATTATGTTACTGAATATAATTACGATAATAATTCTAATAATGGAGAAGATAATTCAACATCTAATGGAAATTCAACAGCAACAAATAATAGTACTGATAATAATGTTTATCAAGAAACAATTGAAAGAACACCAAGCGACAAAATTTCAATATTAAGAGAAATACAAACAAATATAAATTCAATATATTCAATGATATTTAAAGATTTAGAATGTCTTTTTTATCAATTAGTTTAAAAGAGGAGGAAATATATTATGGAAAAAAATACAAATTTTATTTATAAAAATTTAAGTCCATTTAAATGGTTTGTTTTAGAGAATTTTCCATTTATTGAGGCAGATTTCGACGCACTTACAGAGTGGCAATTATTTTGTAAAATAGGAAAAGAAATAAATAAAATAATTGATAGTCAAAATATAGTCGGAGAACAAGCAGAAACTTTAACAAATAATTTTAATACATTATATAATTATGTACATAATTATTTTGATAATTTAGATGTACAAGAAGAAATAAATAATAAATTAAATCAAATGGCACAAGATGGAACATTAGCAAATATTATAAATCAAGAAATCTTTTCAGAAATTAATAATAATATAGCAAAATTACAAGCTGAAAATATAAAGCATATTGTTATAATAGGAGATAGTTTTAGTGATAATACATACATGACAGAAACTTTTAATACACAAAGCTGGGTTTCTTTGATGAATATAAAAAATGTAGTATTTCATAATTATGCAGAAGGTGGTGCAGGATTTACAAATACTGGAATTAGAGGAAAAACATTTGTACAACAATTACAACAAGCTATTACTGATTTATCACAAATAGATTTCATTTTAGTTGTTGGTGGTTATAATGATAAGAATTGTAATTCTTGGGTTAATAGTAACTCTCTTTCAGATATTACAACTGCTTGTGATAATTTTAGAAGTATTTATAATAATATACCAAATAAACCACCACTAATTGTTTGTGGTTGTAATGCAGGAAAAGAGTTAACTATTTATGAAATAACTTTTACTAGAGAGATTGGTAGATATTGGATAGTAAGAGGATTTACTTTTATTAATATTGATAGATTATTACAATGGAATTCAAGTTTATTACAAAATGATAATGTTCATCCTTCAATTTACGGTGCAAATTTATTAAAATCATTTTTTAGCAATATTTTATTCGGCGGAAATATATCTTATAGTATTAGTAGAACACCACTTAAAGAACTATTATCAGATGATTTTAATTTGACTTTAGAATTTTCTAATAAAGGTTCTTATCATATAAATGGAAATGTTAATGTTGATAATTTAACAAAAGGTCAGTTAGTTACTATAACATCAAATTTTCCTACAAGATTAAGTGATAATAAATTAATAGCTAATATTGTTGGTACTTTAGGGTATTTAGGAAGAATTGAAATTGAAAGAAATAAAATTTCTTATTATATTCTACCAAATGTTAGTGGTAATGGTTTAGTTGATTTTTATTATAACATATAAAGAGAGGTTTAAAACCTCTCTTTTAAAATTGTTTCACGTTAAACAATTGTATTATTTAAGCTATAATTACCAACATTTGCATGATTATGCCATATTGTAACGCCTTTTCTACAAGCATTATTTATAATATCCATAAACTTGCTAGGCACTTCTCCGTATCCTATTTCTTCATTTTGACCAATTTCTATATAGTTCCAATATTTTCTACCAGTTATATTTGGTAATTCTAATTTTTTTATTGCATAACCAAATCTAGTAAAATAATCATCAATAATTTTTAAATATTCTGTTTTTGCTCTCATATGATAAATCATAAAAGTATTTTTACCACTTGAAAAATTTACATCTCCATTATTATTTCCACCTTGAATAGATGGAAGTAAACTAGCTTGATAAAATTGTCCAATTAATCCTGCTATATTTCCAGCAACACTTCTAATATTTCCAGTTGCTAAAGATGCACCTGTAGATACTATATTACTGGAGATATTTACTGCATTAGATGTTAACCAATTTATAAATGCATCACTTGCCCACGAACACGTTGGGAATTTTGCAAGAGGAATACTTTCATTATAATTTTTTTCAATTCCTTTATAATTAAATGGAACCAAACGAATTGAACCACCAATTGAAACACATAATTCAGCATTTATTATAATAGAATCTGAATTAAAATTTTCATATTTATATATAATATTATTACCTATATTATTTGATACTAATAAATAATTATAAGGGTAAACATAGCATTTATTATTTTTTGGTTGATAATCTTTAAATGATGTTGTTCTATCAATTACAATAGGTAAATCTACCTGTTCATTACTTTCATTTAATAAATAACAATAATAATCACCAAATGTAGAACTTTTATGCAATTGTTCTTTTCCTATGCTATCTACTAAAAATCTAGGTAAAATATATATTTCTTTTATACTTTCTATTTTAGCATCGTTATTTACATCGGCTAAAAAATTATTTATCCAAGTAATACCAACATTTGAAACACTAAAAATAAAAATCCAATTTCCTTGTAAAATTCCATTTATTTTACTTACCCCTACAAAATCTTTTTTTGTTATTGGATTATATATACTATTTATAGCAAAATAAAAATTTGGTTCATCGCTTCCACTTTGAAAAGTCATCTCATCAAAATCTTCTTGTACAACTTCTCCAACATCTAAATTTTCAGGAATTGTATTTATTCCTATTGTGTCATTATTTACGTGTTGTCTATTTATAAAACAAACTTTTTTTTGCCAATAATCAAACCATGTTGACCAACTATCTATTGTATATGTTATATCAGTATTATTATTGCCTTTATAAATTACATCATCTATCCAAGCAAAAAACCATTTATTAGAATAATCAGGATTTTGAAAAGCAATATAGTTTGCTTGTAAACATTGATTATAACTAAAAGACACATTTATACTTTTATTTGTTCTAATAAAAGAATAATTGTTTGCTTCTGCTACTTTATTTGCTAAACATAAATTTAACATTTGTTCTTCTGAATAATCTAATACATTTGTATATTGTTTATCTATATGTATATTTTTTGCTAAAATAATTCTACTATTCATTTTCCTTTCCTCCATTTCTTATATTATTTAAAATTTCTAATGCACTTTCTAAAGATGTAATTTTATTTTCAACGTTATCTACCTCAAGCCAACTTACTATTCCATCTTTAATCATATATAAATCATTTAATAATTGCTTTAATTCTTTTATCATAATTTACCTCCTTATTAAAAAATCAATGACTTGTTTAAAATCTGTACCGCATAAATCAGAACTATAAAAAATCATATTTTCTTTAAATTTTTGAAAAAATTTTCTTAATTTTTCGTTTGGAATTGATATATTATAAATATCTCTTTGAAAATGTCTATCTACTTTTATTACATCTGAAAAAATTATCGTATCATTTTTAAATTCTGTATATTTTGGATATATAAAAAAACAACATTCTTTTTCTTTTTTATCCATTAAATATTCACATAAAAATTTAAAGTTCTTATATTGGAATCCAAAACGATATAAACATTTATATTCTTTTAAACTTTTTGGCAATTTTGGTTGTGGTAATGTTTGCCATCCTCCTTTGTCTATCATTGAACTTGCGTTACCGATAGCCATTGTTTTTCCTCCAGATGCTCTACAATATTCTACAGCTATTTTAACATCATTTGCATCATTATGAATTATTTTTGTTTTTATTTCACCTTGTTTTATTGTTCTAAATATTTCATCAAGTCCCCAAGCTGAAATATATGGACAAACTCTAGATATTGAATTTCCAACCATCCAGAGTTCTGTTGTTCCTCTTTTTCTGTCTATTGTAGAATATAAAGTCATTAATTTATCAGGTTCATTTGGTAAATAACTACCTCTTTCCATAAATTCTTCAAATATTATTCTTTTTACATCTAAAAAACTTCCTCCGTGAATAATGTTGTTCTGTAGATAATGCCATTACATATCCTATTTTTTCATATCTTTTTATTTTTGCCTGTTCAACATCATAAACAGATAAATATAATACTTTTCTATAGCAACTAATACAATTATATTTTCCATTTGTTAATTTCTCAATATCAACATCACTAAAATATTGCTCAATCCATAAATTTGAAATATCTTCTTTCCATCTACGAAGTAATATAAATCTTTCATTATTATTAAAAGCATTTTCTACCATATCAGTCCTTTTTTGTACTTCCAAATAAGGCAAAACACCTTTTTTATGCTTAACTTGATAACTTTTTCCATTTGATTTTTCACCGTAAATTAAGTTAAAATTTGCGTGTTCATTACTTATATTATCTATATTATAATGTATTTGTTTCGCCATTATCTTTTATCACTTCCTTAATAATAATATTTGAATAAGATTTTATTACTTGTTTTTTCAATTCATCTGCTACTATTTTTTGTTTATGTGAATTCGTTTTACCCCTCATCAAATTACTTTGGTCAATTTTATGTTCTCTACATATTTGTCCTATTGTTTTCATATTTTTATTATATTCTTTTATAAATTCATAATCGTTCATTTTACACCTCCTCATCAAAAATTGCTCTTTTTGTGCTATCATCTGATATTAAATAACTATATTCTTCTGATTTTCCAAGAGTATAAGTATTTGGAACTAAAGTACAACCATATTTTGCATCTATTATTTCTTTATTTCCTTGAAAATCAGTTAATTCAAATTTTTCCATTTCATCATTATATATTAATAAATTTTTTCCTGTATCTTCATATCTAAAAACAAAATCATCTTTAAAATCTTCTAATTTTTTTAATGCTTTAGCACCTTTTTTTGGAACTCCTGAAACTGTAATGTGAATTTTATTATCTTTAGCATCAACATATGCATATTTTTTTGCTCCTTGTGTAATAAATTTTTTATATGATGCATCGTGGTCAAATAATCCAAGCATATGTTCAATACCTTTTGTGTCTTTCGGCTTAAATTTATTTATGTCAATTTCTAATTCTTTAGAAACTTTTTTAATTTTTTCTTCTACACTTTTATTATAATCGTTGATTACATTTATGTCAAATCCTTCTTTTAATTTTAAACTATCTGTATCGCAATACACAACATATTTATCTAGTTTTATTAAATTAGATAATAAATTATATCTTGCCCAAGCAGTAACCCAAACTCCGATAACTAAACGATAAAAAAGCATCCTTTTTTTCTTTTTCTAATAAATTTGTTATAGTTTCATTATTTAATGAAATTTCTGACCAGCCTTTTTCATTATCAAATTCAACATTATCTTTTATATTATTTGTAACTGTCATTCCATATAAACTATTAAATTTTGCTTTTTCTAATGCATATTCTACTTCTTTACCTTCTACATTTTTAAATTGTGTTTTATTTATATATTTCTGTAAAATAAATTCAATAAATTGTTTTGGTAAATATTCATATATAGAATAATAACATTCTATTATTTCATACTCATCAAATTCATACGTTTGCCTAATAAATTTTAAATCAACATCAGTTAAAACAATTTCAAGTTCATCTGCTCCTATTACTCTACCGTTATCATAACGACCTCTTAAGATTCTTTTACATTTACTTTGTGATATAAAATTATTAAAATATTTACATTTTATATTTTTAAATTTTACATAAACAATATATGCAAAACAATCTTTCATTTGTTCAAATTTTGTTATATTCATTTTTCTAAATTCACTAGCAGGAAATTTATGAGTTACCATAACATATGGATAACTAGAAGTAAAATCAAAACTATCAATATTTTCTATTACTTCATCAGTATAAATCCAATTTGAATGAGTATAACCACCAGCAAATGCCGAAATCAACATATTATAAATATGTCCATCAACATTTATACTTCTTCTAACTTTATTTCTATATCCATAATCTTTTATAATTTTTTCTTTTAATTCTTTTCTTACGTGTCCTGTAGATGTTAATGGTAATCCTTTTATTGTTTTATATGTTTCTAATTCTTTTTGAATATATTTATAAACAACCAAACAATCATTTTCACAATATGCTAATTCTTCTTTTGTTAATTTTGTTTTTGAATTTCTTATTAAAGAATAATCTAAATTACCAACTAATTTTTTTACATCTAATTGATATATATCAGGTAATTTTTCAAGTGAACTATTACTCATCATATAACTGCATCTAAATTCAAAATTAAATTCTTCAAGTTCAAATTTAATCGGTTTTCTTGATTTTCTTGCAAATACATTTTTTATTTTAAAAGCATTTCTCATAAATTGAAATTCATATGCTAAATTGTGAACAAAAACATATTTTTTAACATCAGTTCCCCAAAATTCAATTCTTAATAATAATTGTCTTAATTCTTCCCAAGTTCTACCGTAATATACTTTTTCATTAACAGAAAACATCCAAATATACATATTAGACATAAAAATACATTCTTGTTGCTCTTGTTTACTTAATTTTAAATAATCCAAAGCAGGAATTTGTTTATTATTTAAAATTAAATATGACGTTGTTTCAATATCAAATGTATATATAGTATTATCAAATTTTTTTCTTTTTCCTTGTATATCAGGTATATGCCCCTGATATTCTGTCCAATATTCCATATTATTTCTCCATTACATAAATATATAATGACTCTAAGTCTGCTTTTAATTCCTCATCAATTTCTTTTGATATTCTTAATGCAATTTGTTCTGAAAATTCTTCAACATCCCAATTTTCACGTTTAGCAGTTGGTACCCAAATACCCCAAAACTCTGATTTTGGAATATATTCATAAATCCATGTATATGATTTATTTGATTTATATAAAACATCGACTTGCTTATATGATAAATTTATATCTGCTTGTTTTTCAAATTCTTTTTTTATTTTTTTTACTTCTCTTGTTGTTGATGCACCAGATGATAAAAATTGTTCTATTGCTTTCTTTATTCCTAATAATTGTGTTAAATTAAATTGTTTTGATATTTTTATTCTATCTGTTTTAGTTATTGCTTGTATTTCATTTGTACTCAAATAATCGTATAATTGTTTAGATGCAAAAGTACCTGTTGCCCCTGTTAATCTCTCTAACCTTAATAATCTTTGATTTGCTCTTTTAGCTAATTTTACTAATTCGTTATATATTTTTTGCTCTTCTTTTGTCATTTCAATTTTTTTAGCCATTTTGCACCTCCTAATATAATTAAAGAGTTAGTATATATTATACTAACTCAAATCCTAATGTTTTATTTCCAGATGCCTGTTTTGTTTTTACTATTTTTATTAATAGCCCCTCTTCTGGAATTTTTTTGAACATTTGCAAATATCTCATCATTTGAATAGTAAATACTTTTGAACCTGTTGCATATGAAACATCATTTGTATCTATTAAAATACAAGCCATTTTAACTTCTTTATCTTTTATAACTTCTCCTGTTACTTCATCAATAACAGGTTCAGCAAGTGATTTTTCGTATCTTTTGATTAATACTTCTTTTACTTCAATTACTGAATTTTCCATATCATTTAATAAATTATCTACTCTACTATCTAAATTGAATATTTTTTTAGTATCTGTAATATTTGTAAAAATATCTGCTTTTGTATTACTATTTTTAGACATATGTCCAAAATCTTGTAATACCATTCCTGTTTCCTCCTTAACTTCTTCATTTTCGAAAATTTCTTGTTTTTCGTTTTCCATAATAATACCTCTTTCTCTTATTTTACGCATAAGTACGATTATTAAATTTGATGAAAGGTTAGTCCCGTTTTACTTTTTATGATGAATTACCGTTCATCTCCTTTCATCAATTATAATTATACTAAATTTTTGTAAATTTGTCAATAGATTTTACTAAATTTTTGTAAAATATTTTATAATATTTTGGTTTACATAATGTTAGTTTACATAATTGTTATTTTATGTATATTACGAATATGTGTTTGGGGAACATAATAAGTTTATATAATGATACCTTAT